CAAGAAAGGATAAGCCTTATGGCAACATTATTCACGAATCAATCTGCTACAGTCGCCGGTCGCGGTCGTAGTGGTACAGTTAATTGGGGAACCAATTCAACGGAACTCTTCCTGAAGAAATTCGCGGGAGAAGTTATAACGGTCTTCGATGAGAAGAACATAATGAAGCCCCTTCATACGATCCGCACGATCACGAAGGGGAAATCGGCGCAGTTTCCAGTAATCGGAACAGCGAACGCAGGATACTACACTCCCGGCTCTGACATATTAGCGTTGGGTGTGACCACGGGTGGGATTGACGGTACTGCTGGACTCAACGAGTTCAAGCAGAACGAAGTCCTGATCCACATCGATAAGGTTTTGATGGCTTCAACCTTCATTGCCTCCATCGATGAGTTGGTATCTCACTTCGATGTCCGTGCTCCGTATACGCACCAGCTTGGTGAAGCACTCGCAAATCAATTCGATAAGAATGTGCTGCGGATCGCTGTCAAGACGGGCGCGAAAAACGGGCAGGCTGGCACAGACGCAACGGGACTTGTCCCATCGGCTGCTTGGATTCCCGGTCAACTCAAGGGTGGATCAGTTATCTATTCTGACGCGGCTGCGGGACAGCATCCAACTAATGCTGGAGCGGGTCTGTATGACTCGGTTAACACCTCCCATGCAGAGGCAGACGTTGGTGGCCCGGACAACCTACGGAAGAACCCGAATGCGAGTTGTATTCGTAAGGCTCTCTTTGAGTCGGCTCGTCTTCTGGACGAGAAGGATGTTCCGCAGAGTGATCGATACGCCATTGTCACTCCTAAGATGTATTATGAGATGGTCAACAACACTTCGGGAACGGATGTTGTTAGCTCGTCCATGATCAACAAGGATGTGGGTGGCGAAGGTTCGTTGGCAGCAGGCACGATTGTGCGTGTGGCGGGTATCACCCTCCTCACCAGCAATCATCTGTCTAATTCTGATGAAGACGGCGTTGATCACAAGTGGTCAGGTGCTACGGGCAACGATTACGTTATCGATTGTGCGAAGCTCGCGGGTATCGTCTTCCAGAAGGGTGGCTTTGCTACCTTGAAGTTGATGGACTTGACGGTTGAGCAGGAGTACCTGATTCATCGTCAAGGCAACCTGTTCGTGTCTAAGTACAGCATGGGTCACGGTTCGCTGCGGCCTGAATCTGTAGTTGTTTGGTCTGACGGCCAGCAACCGGGAACTTAATAACCAAGGGGAGCCCTCCGCTGGTAACAGCCCATTGTATGGGTGCGGGGGGGCTCCCCTCTTTTTTATAATATTATGGCAACATACGGAGTATTTACAGGGAAGATAGAGGCGATTAACCAGATGTTGTCTACCATCGGGGCCTCTCGTATCAGCGCGTTGGCCTCTGCGGGTGAGGCAAACGATGCCCAAAAGATTTTAGAAGAAGTAGACAAGGCCGTCCAAACAGAGGGCTGGCATTTTAATAAATTTTATAACGTCGAACTGGCCAAGGGGTCAGAGTCGATGGGCGTGAGCTCAGGATACTCGACAACCATTACCACCAGTAGTGCTCATGGGCTTCTCAAGGGGGACACCATTACAATGGATCAAGACTATGCGATCTCATCTGTCCCAGCAGTTAATCAGTTTGTGCTTCCGAGTCAACCGACAGGGATTTCGTTTAGCTATACCAACAGGGTGGGTACACCAACCACAGCCCTTAATGTGGACTTCTCTATCTATGCTGTCCAAGGTGATCCTGTAGTCAAGGGGCGATTCATTTATGATAAGTATGCCAATTCCTACGATTGGTCTGATGCTCCCAAAGCTACCCTTGTATACCAGATTCCCTTTGAGCAGGACACCCTTGGTGGTGAGTCCTTGCCTGAGTATGCTCGACGCTTCATCACCATGAGGGCTGCTCGCATCTTTGCCCAGCGTCATGTCGGTGATCCGCAGCTAGTGCAGTACACAGCTAAAGAGGAACAGGACGCCTATGCTCAGTTTCTACATGCTGAATCTGATAACGCAGATGACAATGTGTACCAATCGCCTCTTGCCAATTACATAGTTAACCGAAACACCTCGTCGAATCTTGCGCCCATTGGAAGCCTCTATAAAGTGTAATGCCTTATACGAAGAATGCAGTCACAAGCCTTGCTCAGGGAGTAAGCCAGCAGGCTGAGTCACAGCGGCATCCATCGCAAGCTGTCGAGCAGATCAATGCTTTCTCGTCCCACATTAAGGGATTGGTTAAGCGTCCGCCTACCAAGCATATCGCTTCGCTTAATGTAAGCGGTGCTACTGGTGGCAACTCGTTCATCCACACCATCAACCGGGACTCTGTGGAACAGTACGTAGTGGTAGTTAACAAGGGAACACGAGCCGAGGTTCAGTATGATACTACGGGTGCGAAGTTTACTTATACAGACGCTGCCTTCCACGCAGTAGGAGCTATTGCAAACGGCAGTCGCCTTACTTTCTTCAGGACAAGCAGTAAGCATCTCCAGATTGTGACGGGGCTGGAGATCGGTAAGGAGTATTTTGTTAGAGACTTAGATACCTCCGCGAAATCATTTAAGGTAGCTGCCACCTCTGGAGGCGCAGCGATAACCACAGGCATGGTAGAACTGACCAAAGCTGCCTTTTCGGCAAGCGGTGATGATGGGTATAAGGCAGGCCTCCTTATTGAGTCCGTCAGGTTGACAGGGCTAGGGACTGCCGAAGAGGGGCTCTGGATTGATGGGGTTCTCACGGTTCGCTTTGGTTCCATCACATCGTCTCCGGGCCACAACTTTGTAGAAGGAGACAAGACATCAATTCAGAATATCCAAGGAACTGCTGGCTATATTTATCAGGCTGGACAGTATCTGTTGACCCAACAGGGGGCCGCGATTGTTAACCCCGCCCAGATAGTCTGTATGCACAGGACAGCCTCTGATGGCCCAGTAGCGTTACGGACTAACGAGGTGGCTAATAAATTCTGGCTGAAAAATCCGTCGAAACAATGGATACATGCTCATCAATATGGTTATGCATTGGATGGTGATCAGCTACCCGATAGAAGTGATGTAGGGTGGACACAGATTGCAACAGAACTGTTTGAGATAGACGATAATCAGATTGACAGGAAGACAGGTAGTACCACCGACCTGTCGGTTTTTAAGCCGGGACAACTAATGAAGATAGGGCGGGGCGACAAGAACCCTCGCGCCATCGTGGCGTCTTCAACCACAACCACAATCACCTTTGTAGGCCCCATAGAATTATCTTATTATCCCGGTGCTGTAGCTGACACAGGTATTGATGTTCACCTACAATACTGGAGCAACAAAAATGACTTTTCCAAGCGGTATTTCATAGATACTGATTATCGTTCTGTCCTGAACGGTGACAATACTGCTGACCAGAACTGGGCCTATGCTGGACAGAACGGTGGCTACATAATGGCCGAGGGAGGGGAGAAGGGAACCGGCCCTTATCTTTATGATGTTCAGTCCGGGGAGGAGATTGTTTTTAACAAGGATACCGAAGACTCACAGGAGGCAATCGAATATCTTCTTAATGTTGATAACCCAGCCACAGACCTGAAGGCAGCGACAGTAGGGGACACAACCTTTCTGGTTAACACCACCGCGACTGTTCGCAGGGGAGGCCACGTTCCTAACGAGAAACGCTTTGAAGCCTTCATTCAGATTCAGCAGGCTGACTATGGAAAAACCTATAGGATTAACATCGGGGGGGAGGCTGTAGATAAACTTCAAAAGCTGGATGACGGTGGCACTCCCGCTGCTGGGTCAGACCCCGTTCCCGCTAGGGCTTTGTTGTATGGTGCTGCAAACGCAACTGATGACACCGTACCCATATGTGCCATCAGGGCTAAAAAGTATGGAGCCGGTTTTGATGATGTCAAAGTCCGTTTGGTTCAGAACTGGCAATGGGAAAAGCTACATACTGTTGGAGAATCCGCTACTGGTGACCCAATTCGCAAGGGCTACCATCAGCTTACCTCCACAGACCCTGCTAACCAGAAGTGGCATGATCTATCTCCCTCTATCCATAAATACGGTGGGGGGTCAGGAGGATTCAACGCGATGACGGGCTATGCTAGATTCGAGCACATAAATACGATAGAGCGGGATGAGGGGAAGATGGAGGAAGAAGACTGGACTCTCTACTTTGAAACCCACGGTACTGACAGAGCAGCCGTGTTCTATACTCCGGGGCAGGAGCTAACAATATTTATTAATTTCCCTTGGTTTAAGAAAGGTACGGGTCACGATGCTGTTACAACCACGGTGGTGGAGGACATTAAGAATCAGTTTGCAAGGCTACCCCGCCTTCGGAATGAGTTTGAGGTGGTTGAGTGTGACTCGTCAGGGATACCATACGATGAAACTGATTCCACCATCGAGGCAGGCGATAGAAATAACTGGGTATTTCATCGGGCTGAGCTTCACAAGGACAACAAGGTGGCCAAGCATGAAGACGTTGCAGGGCGTCCCGCCAATTGGCAACCGTCTGCCGTAGCTAGAGACCGTCTGGGGAAGACGTATTTCGTAGGTAAGGATTCTCCAACCCTTGTGATCGGATTTCTGGGCTGGAGTACCTCCGATAAAGTGTTCGTCACGCGCTCCCACGGCTTACAGTCCCCTTCGTTAACGCTAGAAGCAAACACCGCCTTCCCATCCTCTCGCTTGAGTATTCGAGGTACATGTCTTACGTCTGGCGGTACGGGAACTGTAAAGACTACAGAATTTGGTCACGCAAACAACAAGAGGCGAGTCTACGATGGGGAGTTTTTCTATAAGACTCCGAAGTGGACAGGCAACGCAGGGCTTTCAGCCGACCAGTTAAGCAATGCGGGTGCTGCACACAAGAGGGGTCAACGGGCTATAGGAACGCAGCGTGTTGCAGAGATGCTAGGTAGCAACTGCTACATAGCTCCTGATGCAGATGGTCATGCTGAATATAAGGTTCTCGGCCCCAAGATGGTCAAAGCTGACGGGCGGGTAACAACTGATGGACAGTATAACAAG